GAGGATGATTCCAGTTTTGGATCTACCTCCAGATCGAAACGAACTCCGCGCAATCGCAATCGACGCTCGCAAGCTGGAGGATCGAGTGAAACAACTAGAGCAGGAGAACGACGCTCTCCGTGCCGACTTGTTGCTGTGGGAGAATGGAGGACCGTTGCCATGAGCAACACCATCCAATGCGAGCGATGCTTCCGAGTGGCTGTCATCTCCAAGAGCGGAAAAACCTACGTTTGCACGATCTGCAAGCATCGGGAGAAGGTGAGGAAGGCATGAACGTACCAATCGGCCCTGCCGCATTCGTGTTCTGTCACAAGCAAACCGGACAAATCGTCGTAGCACCCAGCGAGCGATGGCATGAGTACTACGACAACAAAGAGGGCTGGGAACACACTGCCTCACTCAACGCTTGTGGCGCACTTCAGTACATCATCGACGCCAAACCGGCTGAACGGAAACGATACATTAAGTCACTTACGGAGAAACCATGAGATCAGTTCAAGACATCATGCGAGAAGGGACCGGCATCAAAGTCCTAAGCCGCAAAGACGTTGGAGAAGCAGTCAGAGCAGCCAAAGCTAAGAAAACGGAATTCACCTCCTTCTGGACTAGAAAGAGAGGCAAAGCAACCAAATGAGACAATTAACATACATACCATTACGGGGACACATACCACAAGCAGTTGTATTGGAAGTACTAGAAGACATTAGCAAAAACAAAACATACAGACAGATCAAAGAAGATTACTCGGTCAGCTTAGGTTGGATACACAAAGTCAGACATAACAAGATTAGAAAATGAGCATACTTAGCAAAATCGGAATCACTAAAGAAGCAATCGCAAGACTGTTAGGAGTCCACAAGACCGTCGAAACGCAACCTGCTGTCGCAACTAGACAAGCTAAGACTAGAATTCGGAAGGATAAGAAGACATTCAAAGGCCGAAAGAATTGGCATATCTCCAAAGCTATTGTGGACGCTGTAAGGGCCGAGCCAGCAACCAAGACTTTGGAGGAGATCGCTTGGAAATACAAAGTGTCGATCTGCTGGGTGTGGTCTGTCCGTAAGGGTAAGATCCGTGTTAAATAACTAGTTCCGAGCGAGTGTGTCTTGATTAAGTTCTAATTCCATGATTCTTCAACATTGTGAACATTACACAGCACCAACGCCGAGTTATGGCGATTGGTTGCAGTCATGGGAACCGAGCCAATCAAGATGCACTCGCTGCGGTGCTGCTATTCCGCGAGAAGTTCAAACCGCACGAATTAATACATCTCGGAGACGCATACGATCTTGCATCATTGCGGTCTGGTTCACTCCGCGACCCTCAAGACTCGGACCAAGCCGATGACTATTTGGACGACATCCAAGAGGGAGCAAAGTTCTTGGATGAATTGAGACCAACAGTCTTCACAATGGGCAACCATGACGAACGAGCTAAGAAGTATTTGAATCATCACAACGCTGTTATAAGAGGTTTTGCTGAAGCTATATGGGAACGAATGCTAAAACCAATTGAGAAACACTGTCATACGTTTATCAAATACAATGATTGTCACGACAGATCCTTTTACAAGTTGGGTGGATTTCGGTGGGGACATGGAGTCTTATTCGGTGAGAACTTCTTGCGTGATTCCGCTGAAACATTTGGTAACTGCGTTGTGGCTCATGCTCATCGAGCCGGTCAAGCGACTGGTCGCACTCAATCAAATCCAATTGGCTTTTGTGTCGGAACGCTTGCAGACATTCCAGCGATGGATTACGCGAGCAAACGACGATCAACCCTAGCTTGGTCCCACGGGATTGTTTTTGGGGAATACACAGATAACTCAGCTCAACTCTACCTCCACCAATGGCCGCAAAACGAACAGAAATGGACTCTGCCGAGCTTCTGAGACAGCTTAGGCTTGCAATAGCCAATCAACCAGAACCGGTCCCAGAAGGGTTTAAAACCTCCGCACAATGGGCTGATGAGTGGAAGATTACCAATAACGCTGCTGGAATTGTACTCTGTAAATCAGTCAAAAACGGATTGATAGAGTCCAAAAAGTTTCGCGTAATGTCTGGATCTCGCGGCGTTTATCCCGTCGTGCATTACCGTCTAAAACAATGAAATACAGATCCAAGACCAATCAGAATCTCACCGTTGAGTACATCTCCGAAGCTCAACTGCGTATCGGGGAGACCAAGCGGCTTTGCGTCGTCTACGAGCGTGAGGGTTACTTTTACGTTCGACCGAAAGCCGAGTTCTACGACAAGTTTTCTGTGGACGAAGGTCCAAAGCCGAGTTAGGAATAAGCAGTCAGCGCAAGCCGTGAGAAGCGAGCGTTGATTAACCATAACACAAGCCATGTTCAACCAACTTTCCCCCACTCTTTCCGTGTACGTCGCGTTGCTTGTGCGCGAGTTCTCACCACGGACTGAGTGGGGTTTTTGTTTGTTACATGAACGAAGACAAGAAGACCCGTAAGGCTCCAGCATTTCAGTTATACACCGATGACTTCCTAGCTGGGACCATCGAAATGTCCCAAGAAGAAGTTGGTCAATTCATCCGTTTGCTGTGCCATCAATGGAACCGCGGTTCAATTCCGGTTGAAACCGAAAAGCAACAGCGGTTGGCTGGCGGTTGCGTATCGGTTGACGTGTTAGATAAGTTCGATCACTGCGAAGATGGTTTGCTTAGAAACAAAAGGCTTGAGTCCGTTAGAACCGAAAAGGGCAAGTTTTTGCAGAGCCAATCGGCAAAAGGCAAGTTATCCGCGGAAAAACGCAGATTGGAGGCTCTGGAACGTCAAAGTCAATCCAACCAAAATTCAACCGCGGTTGAACCGGTGTTGCAACCGGACGATCAACCGGACACCCAACCGGAATTCAACTCTCCATCTCCATCTCCTAATAAGAAATATAAAGACGCTCTGAAGTCTCCATGGGAAGTTGCTTTTGGAGTCGAGCTTCCAGAAGTCTATCAAACCCAGAACTGTCTTGAAGCCGTTAAGCTGTGGCTTCAGCACAAATCTGAAAGGCGTGAGTCATACAAGAAAACAGGACTCAAAGGAGCTTTGAAAAAGTGGTCCGATGAATTCACGCCAGATGAATTCCCGTCAATCGTTGACCATGCAATAGCTTCCAATTGGTCAGGGATTTTCAGACCCAAGAACCATCAACAGCCGCAATCGAAGTCCGTCAACCTCAGCCTCAACATTGCGGACTACCAATGAACGATCCGTTTTACGCTGTAGACGACGAATTTGCCGTCATTGGTTGTTGCCTCAACGGTGGGGTTGATACCTGCTCGGATGCTTTCGCTGAGATCCAGACCTCAGCGTTTCAGACTGAGACTCTGGCGATGACCTTCGACGTGTTGAAGTCGTTGGTCGCTGAGTCCAAGCCGATTGCGCTTCCCGAAGTCATGCGGGAATGGAAGAAATCCTTCGCTTCAAATCCAGTCCCGTTTGAAGACTGGAACAAAGCGATGGAAGCTTCCCCATCACCGGCAAGCTATCCGATGTTTGCCAAAGGAGTGCTGGAAGCCGCTCACCGTCGCCAGCTACGGATCGCTGGAGACCGTCTATTGAGGGAGTCCGCTGTCTCCACCCTCGCAGTCGATCAAATCGTCTCTAATGCCGAACAGGGGCTTGCCATTGATGCCTCCAAAGAGACGCTTCAACCCGCAAAGTCAGTTGTTGGGCGATTCATTGACGCAACCCAAGAGAGATTTGAACGAAAGGGTCAACTCTCTGGCATCACTTCTGGGTTCTATCGGCTGGATGAAATGACTGACGGGTTCCAGCTTGGAGAACTTGCCATCTTGGCCGCTCGTCCGTCCATCGGTAAGACCGCAATGGCGATTGCATTCGCTCAAGCGGCTTCCGTCATTGGTAAGGTTCCAACGCTGTTCGTCTCGCTTGAGATGTCTGACGAATCAATCGTTCGTCGTATGGTCTCAACTATCGGGTCAGTCCCGATGGGGGACATACGCACCGGAAACATGACGGAAGGCGGCATGAAGGCTATGAGCAACGCTTGCTCTCGGATCGCAGCCAGTCCGCTCCATTTTGTGTCTGGTTCATCTGTAAGCAACATCGCAGCAATCACTGCAACCATCCGTCGAGCGGTTCGCAAGTGGGGAGTTAAGCTGGTTATAATCGACTACCTGCAAAAGATCCACGGTTCCAAGTCTGCCGAGAAGCGAACCTATGAGATCGCAGAGGTCAGCGGACGACTCAAGAGCATTGCAACCGAGTGTAAGGTTGCTGTGGTCTCACTGGCGCAACTCAACAGAGAGAACGAGAAAGAGAAGGGCAGATCACCCAAACTGACTGATCTCGCAGACTCTGGACAGATAGAGCGTGACGCTGACTTAGTGATGCTCCTTAACCGAGACCGCTCCCAGAAGTGCGGTGAAGCAATCATTGCCATCGCGAAGCAGCGTGACGGTGAATGTGGAGCCGTAAAGCTATGGTACGACGGTCAGTATTGCCGCTTTGGCGAGATTGCCCCCGATACTTAATCCTAACGATGGGTTGACTGCCATAAACTATTCCTGTAAACTCACCATCGACAACAAGAAACACCCACAAACACCATGCAAACCGGTAAGATTGACGTTACGAAGATCGACAAGACCTTTCTGTTCAAAGGCAAAGCTGGAACATATTTGGACATTGCACTTATCCCCAACAAGTCTGGCCGAGATCAATACGGTAACGATGGGATGATCGTGCAATCTATTAGCAAAGCAGCACGACAAGAAGGAAAGAAGGGTCCGATTCTCGGTAATTACACTGACATGGAACGTAAGCCAGAACCTCAAGCTAAGCGTGTTACTGCTAACGATCCGCTTGGACCTGAAGATGACATTCCCTTTTAATACCATTAACACCCATGACTAACACAGAAAGCTTCTGGGAAGATCCAGATACAGACACTCCACGTTGTGACTTAGAGCAGAAGCGAATTGAGGGACAGTTCCCACCGCATCTCACTACATTATCAATGGCATTTGCTCGACGCTTAGAGCGTGAGATTAACGAACAACGACGACGCATTTACGATCTAGAGGAAGAGCTAGAGCGTTTGACTCTAGAGTAATATGCATCACAAGCGTTATCTCCATAAGAAGATGGATGTTGATGGTATCAAGAAGGAGGACACGTTAGACATACAAGCTCGCATTACTCTTCTTAATCTAGCTCCATCTATTGTAACCAACGCGATCAAAGCTGGTTGGATCTCATATCCTGCTAACGCATACGTTGATCCTGAAGAACAAGACCTTACCGAGTGGCTCAAGAAGTATGACTGCGAAAAGGCTTACAACTTAAGACAGAATGGGATGACTTACCGTGAGATCGGTAAGCTGTTGTGCGTGGGTATTGGTAGGGTTACTGACATACTAAGACGCGGTGAAGAAATAGCAGTGCAACGCAAGCTCGATGCGATAGGTGTTAAGCCTATTGATCTGCCAAAGAAATCCACAGTAGAGAAACATACCACACTAACTAAGCAACGTAAAAACACTAAGCGATAACGTATGACACAGCGTATAGCACTACCTAATATTGCGTGTATCAGATGCGATGTAACGAGCTGTATCACTAACCTAGGAGGCTCCCGCTATCTATAGATACGCTGGTGATCGCGCGGG